CTCATTGAGAAGCGGGAGAAGCAAGTCAACCCGCCGGAGGGCAGCACCGCCATCATGGGCGCGATCTCGCCGGTGCTGCGGGCCGCTATGCCGGCCGCACAGAAAGCGGCCCAGCGTGAGCTTGACATCCTGGTCCGAGTGAAAAACCGCCTGGGCGAGCTGATGGAGGGTCAGAGATGAGCGCCCGCCGGGAGAAGCGCCTCCGGGCGCTGGAACGCCGGGTGGAGGCGCTGGAGACCATCGCCGCTACTCCGGTGTTCATCCACGCCCAGGGAGACGGCAAGGAGGACTACGTTTTGGAAGCCGTGTGGAGCAAAGAGACAGCCGACACCTACCCCGACAAACGGCTGAGCCTGCTGGACCGGCTCAAGAATATTTTTACTGGAGGGCATGAAAAATGAAACAGTACATCGGGACCAAGATTATTGAGGCTGAGCCTGCCTACCGCTGCATGGACGGCCAGGGGCACATTACCATCACTGATGACCCGTCCGAGGCGTTCCCCAACTTCCCCAGCGTGGAGGACGGCTACCGCGTCCAGTATGCGGACGGGTATGTGAGCTGGTCCCCCAAGGACACGTTTGAGCGGGCCTATCTTCCCCTAGAGGTCAACACGGAGCTGCGAACTAGCAAGCCCAGCATCAGTCAGGAGATGGTGGATAACTTCATCCTGGAGACCTGGACGCAGACCGCTGGGGAGAAAACCACCATCGTCCGGGCCATGCTGCGGAATGGCTTTGAGCTGGTGGAGGCGTCTTCCTGCGTAAGCCCTGAAAACTACGATGAGAAGCTGGGCCGGGAAATCTGCATGAAGAAAATCAAGGACCGCGTTTGGATGCTCCTGGGCTTTCTGCTCCAGACAGCGGTTAATGGCGTCAAGTGAACCACGGAGGATGAGATATGGACAAGTATATTTCTGATCTGCTGGAGTTGATTAAGGCCCACCCGGAGCTACCTATCGTCCCGATGGTGGACAGTGAGATTGTATGCGATGATGGGTACGCTCGCTGGAAAGGAGCCTGGGGCGCGGCCAGCGTCACAAAATACCTGGTGTCGGAAGAGCACATCTTTTTCTTTGACGATGAAGATGTTGAGGCCGTCCTCATCGAAGTAAAGGGGTACGATGAATTTCTCTCCATGACGGATAAGGAGGCCCAGGAAGCCTACAACGCCCTCCCCTGGGTGGAGTGCATCGCCGTAGACATCAATCTGCCATGAGCTGCTATGGGTGCGCCTGCGATCACTGTCTCTACAATGCGGAGCTTGAGGCGTGGTACATGACGCCGGGTGAGGTCCAGAACGCCGAGGACATCTGCTTTTGCTGCGATGAGTGCAAGCACTACGACGGCGACTTCTCCAAGCGCAGCCAGTGGCGCCCGGACTGCCCAAGGCATAAGTTCCCGGAAAAGTACCTTGAGATGCAGAGGATAGTTGAGCAGCGGAGGGCGAGAGCCGCAGAGACGCGCCGGAGAAACTTTCAGATCATAAAGGGCGGGAAGCCCTGAGCAAATAAAAAAGCCGCCTCCCCCGGAGGGAAGACAGCTCGTGACAAAGCTATTTTACCACATGGGAGGCGACAAAATCAATGGGCAAATCACAGGAGAACATCAGGGACATCATCATGCAGGCCGTTGAAGCCGGACGCATCTCTGCCGAGCGCACCGCCAAAGATGCTTTCAAGGCTACTGAGCGCCGTCTCTACGGCCTGCCCACCCTGAAAATCAAGCTGGAGGATGACCTTGAGCGGCTGGAAGAGTTCAAGCTCTACGGGCCGCGAGAGCGGAGCAAAAGCATCACCCGGTTTATCAAGAACGGGAACCGGCTTTCCCCGGATGAGATATGGGAGGCCGTTCTCATGGACATGGAGGCCACCATCGCGGCGGACCGCTATGAGATTGAGACCCTGGAGCGGGCGCTCGCCACGGTCCGGGATGACCCCTATTACCGGGCGCTGTCCGGGAAGTACCTGGATGACGTGGATGACAGGGACATAGCTGAGGACCTGGAGTGCGATACCTCCACTGTCTGGCGGCATCGAAAGAGGCTTGTGCAGCGCGTCGCAGTCTGGCTATACGGCGCGGAAGCCTTGAGATAAGGGCTTGCAATTTTGCCGTGCAATTTTACAATTTGACGGTGCAATTTATCTGTGTTATACTCATCCACAATGAAAGAGTGTGGGTAGAGAAAACCGTCATAAACACTAAATTTCGGGCATCTTTTTTGTGAAAACCTGTGACAGAAGCCCCAAAATGTGGTATAATAACGGTAGGAAAAAGCAAAGGAGTAACTAACCTATGAAAAACATCTGCCTACTCGATCTAAACTACACCCTGGTAGGAAACCAGGCGGACACGCGAATGCTCCGGCCATTCTCCCGGCGCATGGAGGCCGAAGAGTACCGGGCCGATCTGATTGAGGCCATCCGGGATGACTATGTTATCATCGTGACGGCCAGACCGGACTACCAGATGAAGCAGACCATGGCGAACATCAAGCGGAAGACCGGCTGGCAGCCCCAGGAGTGGTACTTCAACGACATCAACGCGGAGCCTCCGGTCTTCAAGGAGAGCGCCCTCCGGCGCTTCATCCTGCCCCGGCACGGCGCACAGAATGGCCCGGAGGGGGCGCACTACTACGCGGTGGAGAGCAATCCGAAGACGCGGGCCATGTATGCGCGGTTCGGTATCGAGGCCGCCCCCTATGACCGCTTCATCAAATCGGCGGGCATGGCGAGGGTTCCGGCTTTCGACCAATGTAGCTTATTCGGATAACTGAATATCAGCCACCAGGCGGGACGCGAGAGCGCCCCGCTTTTTTATTGCCCAAATCTGAAAGGAGTGGAAGCGTGGAAACCAGAGTAATCAAGCTGGCCGACATCAAACCGGCCCCATACAACCCCAGGGTGCAGCTCACACCCAAAGACCAGGAGTATAAAGCCCTGGACGCGAGCATTGAGGAAAACGGCCTGGTCCTCCCTCTCATCGTGAACATTCGGGACAACTGCCTGATTGGTGGACACCAGCGGCTTTCCGTCCTGCTGGCCGCCGGGGAGACGGAGACAAACGCCGTCGTGGTGGATATGCCGGAGGCCCAGGCCAAGGCGCTGTGCATCGCCCTGAACAAGCTGGACGGCGAATGGGACTACGGCCAACTGGCAGACATCATCCAGCAGCTCATCGACGATGGAGAGAACCTGCTCGCCACCGGCTTTACCCAGGCAGACATTGATGATCTGCTGGGCGAAATCGGCGGCGAGCTGGGCGAGGATGAGGAACCGCCCTCCCTGGGCAAGAAAGAGGACACCGCCGACGGCATTAAGTGTATCGTGGGTGACTTCTCTTTCCGTCTGGAGGAAGCGGAGTTTGAGGACCTTATGGCAGACGTCCGGGAAAAGGTGGGCTTTACCCAGGAGCTTGTCTGCGCGGAGCTGAAAGGGAGGCTTTTCGATGAAGTATGAAACCAGACTGGAAATGCTGAAGCTCTCCGACATCGTGGCTGCCCCATATAATCCCCGCGAGGACATTGAGCGCGGAAGCGATGAGTACAAGGCCCTGCGCCGGAGCATTGAGCTTAACGGCATGGTGGAGCCGCCGGTCGTGAACCTCCACAATATGCGCTGCATTGGTGGTAATCAGCGCCTTGTGGTTCTGCGGGACCTGGGGTGGAAAGAAGTGCTCTGCTCCGTCATCGACCAGCCGGACGAAAGCAAGGAGATGAAGCTCTGTCTTGCCCTGAACCGCATTGAGGGCCGCTGGGACACCGACCGCCTGGGCGATCTGCTGCGGGATGATGAAGTCCTGGAGTTCGAGACCGGCTTTGACCGCGATGAGGTCCTGGTCTACCGGCAGCTCGGCGGGGACGGCGAAGGTGAAGACGCTGACGATGACCCGGATTGGGACCAGGACGAAGACCCGGACGGCGGGGACACCGACGGCGAGGAAGAGGACGAACCCGCCGGCGGCGACGATGAGCCTACTATGGGGACTACGGTTGTCCGAATTGGACACCTACACTTCAAGGTGGAGGTCCCGCGCTACAAGCTCCTGGTCGAAAGCATCCGGGACGCCGGTATCTTCGACCAGGGAGAAATCGCCCAGGAAATGAAACGGAGGTTGCTGCGCCATGATTAAACTTGTCCCTATCGACGCCGTGCAAGCGTCTGAATATAACCCCCGGCGCAACGACGAAAAGCGGCTGGCCCTCACGGAGCTGTCGCTCCGCAAGCTGGGCTTCCTGCTCCCGATCTACGCCGATGAGAGCGGCGAAATCCTGAGCGGGCACCAGCGGCATCTTGTGGCCTCCCGCATGGGTTTCCGGCAGATACCCGTGGAGTATGTGAGCGGGAAGACCCTGGGAGAGCGGCGGGCCGTGAACGTCCTCTTCAACCGGGCCACGAATGACCTCCAGAAGCAAGACACCTGCGCCATCATCCGACGCCGCCTCTATGAAATGGACATCGAGGCCATGACCGGGGAGCTGCCGGACATTGAGCCTGGGAGCGAAGCGTCGTTCCCCTGCGTCTACGCGCTGCGCCGGATGGACGTCGTGAAGCTGGCAAAGCTCAATCACCGGAGCTTCGACACCCACATCAAGCAGCTTGCAAAATCCCTGGAGCGCCGCATTGGTAGCGCCATGCCGGTAGTCATTGGGGAGGCCGGGAACGTCATCAACGGGATAGGCCGCCTGCAAGTAGCAGCGGAGGCCGGAAGAAAGGTCATCGCCTGCGTCAAGGTGAGGCCGGAGCAAGAGGCGTTCGCGTCCTCCATGCTCAACCTGTTATCCATGGACTTTGACATGGAGAGCACTTATGCCGACGATCTGCGTTTCAATAGCTTCATGCGAGAGCGGAACACCAGAGAGACCGACGCCGAGGGCAACGCCGCCCTGGGGGACGGCTTTTTCAAGGGCGTGTTCCCGAAGAATTGCGGGCGGGACTTCTGCAAGCTGGAGGGTGCGGCCCTGGAGACCTGGCGCCGACACTACGGGTCCAGCGTGGTAGACTTTGGGGCCGGGAAGCTCAACAACACCCGGACGCTCCGCAAGGCCGGTATTCAGGTATCGGCCTTTGAGCCGTACTTCGTGACCGTGGGCGAGAAAATCCACAAGGAAAAGAGCCTGGAGATTGCCGCCCGCTTCCTGGATGAAGTGGAGGCCGGGACGCCGTACAGCAGCGTCTTTATCTCCAGCGTGTTCAACAGCGTCCCCTTTATGGCGGACCGGAAGCAGATCGCGGTCATCGCGGCGGCCTTGTGCGCCCCGGATGGGATGGTAGTCTGCTGGTGCCAGAGCAATAAGGCCCCGCAGTTTGTGAACACGAAAAAGAAGTTCCTGGCCGCAGAAAAGGTGCTGACCTTTGACCTGGACTATGAACCTAACACCATCCTGGGGGACATCGGAGCACACCCCAAGGTCCAAAAGGGCCACACCGAGGAAGAGATGCGGGCAATCTTCGCCCCGTGCTTCCGTACCGTGAAGCGCCTGGAGATGATAACAAAATTCTGGTACATGGAGGCGGCAGACCCGATAGTGGACCCTGCGGCCCTGGCCGCTGCGCTGGACTTTGAATTTGAGCTTCCCTACCCGGACGGCTCACGCATGGGACTGTCTCAGCGAGCGCGGGAAGCGTTTGAGCACCGGCTCGGTATTCGCCTGCCCCCTCCGACGAAAGGAGAGGCAAAATGAGAGACAACGTACACCCTGGGGAGAAATGGGAGTTCAACGGAGAAGTGGCCGCCTGCTTCGCCAATATGCTTGAGCGCAGCATCCCGGACTACCGATCTATGCGGGCGCTTACCTACAAGCTGGGCGAGCGCTTCATCCAGCCGGAGACCCTGATTGTGGACGTGGGGTGCAGCACCGGCCTGGCCGTGGAGCCATTCGTGGTGAAGTACGGCCAGAGCAACAACTTTCTGCTGGTGGATAACGCACCGGCCATGGTGGAAGCCTGCGAGAAGCGCTTCCAGGCGGACGTCAACGTCACGGTCCGGCAAGGGAATATTTGGGAGTATTTGCCATTTGAGCAAAAGAGCAGCCTGGTCCTCTCCGTCCTGTCCATGCAGTTCATGCCGACGGCCTACCGGCCCCGGATGCTCAAGCAGATTTACGACGGCCTGACCGACGGCGGGGCGCTCATCTTTGTAGAGAAAATCCTCAGCGAAAACATGGATGACCTGATGGTGGACCTCTACTACGAGATGAAGCGGGAGAACGGCTATACCGATGAGCAGATCATGTCCAAGCGGCGCAGCCTGGAAAACGTGCTGTCTCCGCTCAAGGCCGAGTGGAGCGTGGACATGATGCGGACCGCCGGTTTTCGGCAAGTCGATATGTTTTGGCGCTGCCTGAATTTCTGTGGCTGGATAGCCGTTAAGTGACGGCTACCGGCCCCGAAAGGAGGGTAGATCGGAATGCCGAAGCACAGAGACACCGAGCCGTGGGAGCGTCTGGAGGGCGAGGGTGTCAAAGCGTATGAGGCGTTTTCGGTCTACCTGGAGCTGGGGGAAGAGCGCAGCATCCGGGCGGTTGCTAAGCAGTTAAACAAAAGTACCACGCTCATAGGCCGATGGAGCCGCACCTATCAGTGGGTAGAGCGGACCGCCGCATACGACGTTGACGTCCAGAGGAAAGCCCATGCCCAGGCCGTCAAGAAGCGTCGGAAAATGGCTGACCGTCATATCAGCATCGCCCTGAAATTGCAGGAAAAGGCGTTGCAGGCCCTCAAGGACATGGACCCCAGCGAGATAGACCCGAAGAACCTTGTGGCGTTCATCCGGGAGGCTACCAAGCTGGAGCGTGAGAACCGCATGGAGCTGGAGGCCGACACCGCACCGGGCAAGGCGAATGAGCAGGCCGACAGCAGCCTTGCCGCCGTCATATCCGAGGCGTGGGAACGGAGGAAGCAGCAAAATGAACCTGACAAGTGACGCCATCCTCTACTACGCCGACAATCCGGTGGACTTCGTGGAGGACATCATAAGGGCCAAGCCGGACAGCAATCAGAGGGCCATCCTGAACAGCGTAGCTCAGTACCCCATGACCTCTGTACGCTCCGGCCACGGCATCGGCAAGAGCGCGGTGGAGAGCTGGCTTGCTATCTGGTTCCTGACTACCAGGCCATATCCCAAGATACCCTGCACCGCCCCCACCCAGCACCAGCTATGGGACATCCTGTGGGCCGAGATTGCGAAATGGCTCCGCAGTAACCCGGCTCTGTCTCAAGAGCTGATATGGACCAAGGAAAAGGTCTACATGAGAGGCCACCCGGAAGAGTGGTTCGCGGTAGGCCGGACGGCCAGTAAGCCCGACGCCCTCCAGGGCTTTCACGCAGAGCACGTGCTCTACATCATCGACGAAGCCTCCGGCGTCCGAGATGAGATATTCGAGCCGGTCCTCGGCGCACTATCTACGGAGGGTGCAAAGCTGGTAATGTGTGGGAACCCCACGAAGATTACCGGCTTTTTCTATGACAGCCACCACAAGTCCCGCGAGCTTTACAACGCCATGCACATTGATGGGCGGGACAGCAGCCGAGTAGATCAGCAGTTCATCGACACCATCATTGATATGTTTGGTGAGGACAGCGACGTTTTTCGGGTCCGTGTGGCCGGGGAGTTCCCCAAGGCCCTGCCTGACAGCTTCATACCGATGGAGTGGGCAGAGCGGGCAAGCGAGGCCGAGGCCCCGGAGATTGACCGGGCGGCCCGTGTGGACATCGGGATTGACGTCGCCCGCTACGGCGATGACAGCAGCGTCCTATCCCCTGTCCTGGACAAGAAGCTCCAGGAAAAGCCGGAGATATACCACCACAACGACACCATGGAGCTGAGCGGCAAGGCCGTCCAGCTCATCAAGCGCTATGCCCTGGAGCAGCCCTGGGCAGAGATACACGTCAAAATCGACTGTGACGGCCTGGGCGTCGGCGTCTTTGACCGCCTCATGGAGCTGCGGGAGCAGATCGTGGAGGAAGTTCAGGCCCAGCGAGACCGCCGGTATGCAGACGATGAGGACGCCCCGCCCCCGTTCTCCCTGGACATCGTGGAGTGTCACTTTGGCGGCGAGGGCGGCACCATCAGCGACGATGACCCTATCGACTACCAGAACAGCACCGGCCTTATGTGGGGCGCGGTCCGGGAGGCCCTGCGGACGCAGAGCATCAAGCTATATCCCGATGATAAGCAGATAAGCCAACTTTCCAACCGGAAATACGTGGTAAACAGCGCTGGCAAGATTGAGCTGGAGAAGAAAGAGGCCATGAAAAAGCGCGGCCTGTCCTCCCCGGATATGGGAGACGCGCTGGCCTTGGCCCTGCATGACCCGCTGGTAAGCGACTGGAGCATTGACTAAGGAGGACACCATGAAAGCGAAATGCAGTTACCTTGTATCGGCTGACGGCTGGCCGATGAAGTACATCCGGGCAAATACGGCGGCAGAGGCCCGGCGCCGCTGGCAGAAGATGACCGGCGGCCCCAAAAACCCCGCTGTCTCCCAGGTGCTCGGTAAAAAGCCGAAGCGCGAGGGAGGCGAATAACCGTGCCATTCTGGAACCGATTTAGAGGGGGTGGTGCGGGGAGGGCGAGCCAGACCTACCGGAGCGACAGCGTTATGCTGCCCAGGTGGACCAACCCGCCGGAGCGCAACACTCAGGAGTGGATAGACGCGTTTCACACCAACCCCCGCCTGTCCGTCGTGGAGCGCATCGCCTCCGATCTGTCTTTTGCGGAGGGAAAGCTCTACCGGGTGGATGAGAACGGAGACGAACAGGAGCTTACTCATCACCCGTTCCTGGACTTTTGGGCGAACCCAAACCCGCTACATGAGATGAGCAACGCGGCCCTGTGGCGGCTCCTGGAGATTTACCTCAAGCTCAAGGGCGAGGGGTACTTCATCATGGAGAAATCGCCCCTGGGCGTCCCTGTGGAGCTGTGGCCGGTCCCTGTCCATTGGGTACAGATGACCCCGTACCTGGACCACCCGTACTACACCGTCCGGCTCACCAACGGTCTGCTGATGAACGTGTCCGTAGATGATATGTTCGTGATGAAAGACCTGAACCCGATAGACCCATTCAAGCGCGGCCTGGGGCAAGCTGAGGCCCTGGCAGATGAGATTGAGACCGACGAATACGCGGCCAAGTTCCAAAAGCGCTTTTTCTTCAACGACGCCACGCCGAACCTCATCATCGGTATGCCCAAGTCCACCCCGGAGCAGCGACAGCGCTTCCGGTCTGAATGGCTTGAGCGCTTCCGGGGAGTGTTCCAGAGCCACGGCGTCGCTACTGTCAACGGCGAGGTCACGGTAAACAAGGTCGGAGACAGCATGAAAGACATGGACATGGTGAACGGGCGTACATTCCTGCGGAATGCCGTCCTTGAGCACTTCGGCGTCCCCCGTGAGATTATGGGTATCACGGAGAGCAGCAACCGGGCCACGTCGGAGGCGGCTCAGTTCATCTATGCCCAAAACGTCCTTATGCCCAACCTGCGCCGCCGGGAAGAGGCCATCAACAACCAGATCATCCCGTATTTCGGAAATGACCTGGTGTGGCGTTTCGATGACATCATCCCCCGGAACCAAGAGTTTGACAAGGCCCTGGGCATCGACGGCTGGAATGCCGGCCTACTCACCAAGGATGAGGCCCGCGAGAAGCTGGGTATGCCTCCGGCCCTGGTGGGCGGCGATGTCTACAAGACGCAGTTCTCCGACGTCTACATCCGGGAAGACGATGACCCCGTGGCGATCTCCACGGCGGCGGCCA